TATTTTACAGGATCAGTTGATGGATCTGCCACGCAATTGGCCAATCCAACAATTTTTAGTTTAGCAGGAGATGTAACAAGTAACTCGATAAATTTTAATGGCGCAACACTCAACGGTACAGCTACATTTAATACAACATTGAGTTCTTCTTTTATTACTAGTAAAACTCCTGCCACAGATTCTTCCACCCTGACTTCAGCATTTCCAGATTCGTTAATAGTGTACCAATCATCCAGCCAGTCCTTGGTCAAAATGGCCAAAACTACTTTCTTTAATCATGTGCCTTTGGTACCAATCGGTGCCATATTTCCGTTTGCTGGCCCTAAAGCCAAAGTACCGGCTGGGTATTTGTTGTGTGACGGCAGTGAAATTTTACAACAAACATATTCTGCACTGTATCAAGTAATAGGTTACACATATAGTAGCGGCAGTCCAAGTAATTTATTAGGAGCAGCAACGTTTAAACTTCCTGATCTAAGAGGAAGATTTGCTTTAGGTGCTGATAATATGAATAATAATATTACTGTCCCTAGCAGCGGTAATGCTAATAATTTAATCAGCACTGTTGGCGCAGCAGCAAACAGAGTTCCAGATACCACTGCTGATAATATTGGATCGGGGTCAGAATCATTTACTGGCCCAGGTACTGCAACAGTCACGTTGACAACAAGCCAGCTACCACAGCATACACATAATTTGAAAAGTACAGGCAACGATCAATACTATGCAGTTGGGGATACATCTACTGTGTCGGACCCAGACACAGCAACAAGAGCAGGTTATGGCGTTACCCCATCGGGAACAAATAGAGGGCTTGCTAATGCCGGACCGGTGCTGAATAAAGATACTAATTCTACCTTAACCGGCCAATCAGTTAACATTATGAATCCATATCTTACTATTAACTATATCATTTACACTGGAGTTGGAATATAATGAGTTATCAAATACTTAAAACTAACGGTGATCAGTTAATACAAGGCGGCCTAATTGACGGCGCACTTAATCAAACAGCAACTGATATTACTTTAATTGGACAAAATTCCACAGGATACGGTCTTTTTATAAATGACAATTTTGTACACTTGCTAGAAAATTTTGCCAATACATCTGAACCACCGCATCCTATTCAAGGGCAATTGTGGTACGATACACAAAATGCAGTATTAAAAGTTTACGACAATTATTCATTCACAGCAGTTGGCGGAACCACAACATCATCGACTCCGCCTAGCTCATACTCTGCGGGCGACATGTGGATCAACAGCGTCACTGGCCAGTTGAATTTCAACGCAGGCACTGGCAATATTTTAGCAGGCCCAATTTACACACAAAGCCAAGGTCCTTGCGGATTTTTTACAGATGATATTTTAGATGTGTTCAGTATATTGCACACTGTTGTTTATATGTATGTAGCAAATATATTGATTGGAATTTACAGTAAAGACACGTTTACTCCCCAGGAAGCCATTCCAGGATTTACTGAAATAGTTGCTGGGTTTACTGGCAGTAACAGCGTAACAAATTTGCAGTCTAAAATGTTGTCAAGTACTGCCAGTGCGTTAACAGACGGAAACGAGATTTTTCCACCCAGCGCACTTGTAAAAACTTCAGGATCTTCTATCATTGCTCCGGATATCAGCGGTCTCGGTGCGTTAACAATTACTGCGCCACTACAATTGATTTTAGGCCCAGGCAACGATATTGAAATCAGTGTACAGCCTGAGTACACATTGGCACAAGCATTTCAAATTAAATCAAATACTTCAAATCAAAATTTTGATATTAATTTAAATGCTACCAGCGCATTTTTTATCGACGCACAGTTGGCCAATGCTGGAATTTATAATAATCAACCAAAAGCAACATTAGACGTGGGCGGCACATTTAGAATTGCAGCAGGCAAAGCACCGGCCACTAGCACGTCAACTGGAGTTGCCGGGCAAATTGCATGGGATGATTCATATATCTATGTTTGTGTAGCAACTAATTCTTGGAAAAGAACTTTGTTAAGCAGCTCGGCATTTTAATGATGAACAAAAATAAGAAAAGACACAAGGAGCGAACAGCATGGCATACGCAATAAACAATTATAACGGAACACCGGTGGCATCGGTTGTTGATGGTACAGTCAACAACATCCTGGATATTGCGTTGATTGGTAAAAATTATGCCGGTTACGGTGAAAGCCTCAATGAAAACTTTGTGTGGTTGTTGCAAAATTTTGCAGGACTTCAAGCACCCAAAAAACCAGTAGCTGGAGAATTGTGGTTTGATGCAGCCACTGCTAATCTAAAAATAAATGTATACGACGGCGCCGTCTGGAAAACTCTAGCAATTAACAACATTGGCGAGTCAGCTCCTACTGTGCATACTCTAGGCGATTTGTGGTATGACACTGTAAACAATCAATTGAATGTTTTTGATGGAACAGCATACACAAGAATTGGTCCAGAAAGTGTGCTAGGGTTTGGCCCAACTAAAATGACATCAATTGGATTGCAAGATACTGCAATTCCGTCGGCGACCCATGCTGTGCAGTTAGCATATTCAAACAGCAATATTGTATATATTGTTAACTCTGGAGCAGAATTTACTCCAGCAGATGTGGGTATAGTTTCAGATTTTCCAACAATTTACAATGGTATTACATTGAGTGCTGGTGTCAAATTGCACGGCACATCGACTAATACAGACAATTTAGGAAATAACCCTGCGTCTTATTACGCTCCTCTGCGTGACACAGTATTCCCAACACTGACAACTTTTCCAGATGAAGGTATTGCTGTTGGATCTGCTCTAAACATTTTAAATATTTCATCTGTTCCAACGGTGCAATCAGTTGGAAACAAACTTGTATTAAAAACATCCACAGGATCTGTCTCCATAACCGGCGCAGATATTTTGCCAAGTGCAACAGCAACATCCAATATTGGTAGTTTAACATCACAATTTCAAAATATATATGCTGGGCGATTTATTGGAACATCTCAGCAAGCAGATGCACTAAAAGTAGGATCGCAATATGTAGTTGCCACTGTTACTAGTAGTGCCAACTCCATTGTTGCTAGAGACAGCAGTGGCGGCACTGCTGTGGTCAACTTGTCAGCATCTGTGATTTCATCTGGTAACATCAACAGTACTGGTAATATTGTTGCCAGCAACATGACTGCTCAAAATTTCTTTGGCCATGCTACCAGTTCTGACACTGCAAATTATGCCAATAATGCTGGAACTGCCCAATTGGCAAACGTGGCAAATTTAGTAGAGTGGACCAACGTTGCAAATAAGCCTCTTAACTTTGTATTCAACGACAACGGTTTATACAACATCAATATTACTGGAAATACTGTGTCACTAGATGGCACAGTAATGATTAATACAAACAGTGCTGCAAAACAAATTGGCTTTTCAACTGCTAGAATTGTTGGAAATTTAATAGGTAGTGTAAGTGCTGATGATAATACTCTTATCATTAACACCTTGACAAAACAAGTTGGATACAACGGTGCCAACCTTGTTGGTAACTTGACTGGAAATTCCGCAGGAACACATACAGGTCCTGTAGTTGGTAATGTTAGAGGTAGCCTAATAGGCGATGTGTTAGCAACTGACAGTACTAGAATATGGAATTCATCTGCTAAACAGCTAGGATATGTGGGTGCCAATATTGTTGGCAGTTTGACTGGTCCAGTGACTGGCAACTTAACAGGCAATTCCTCAGGAACACATACAGGTCCTGTAGTTGGTAATGTGACTGGTGATTTAACAGGCAATTCCTCAGGAACACATACAGGGCCAGTTGTTGGTAATGTGACTGGTAATGTGACTGGTGCGGTAACAGGTAACGTGACTGGTAACCTAACAGGTAATGTGTATGCTCAAGGCGGCAGAATATTCCTTGGAGATGGATCTGCTTCAAGTCCAAGCATCGCATTTGGCAGCGATGGTGCTCAGGATACTGGTTTTTATTGGGGTGGTGACGGATTTACAAATATTGCCAATAACGGACAATACTCCGGACAATTTAAACCGGGCGGTGCATTAACAATGATCGGAACTGTTACTGCTCCTACGTTTAGCGGCAGTTTATCTGGACCATCGACAGGACAACATACAGGCAACGTGACTGGCAACGTGACTGGAAATTTATTTGGAAATGCAGACACTGCAACTGTAATTAATTCATTGGGTAATGTTACGGCAGAAGCAAATGGCACAGCAGAACCTGCAAACAAGTTAACATTGCGTTCAGTATACAATAACGGCTATCCAGTGCCGTATGGTAATGTGATCACAGTGGGTGGTGCAGGCGGCGGCGAGTTGCTGGTTGGTTGGAGTGGTACAACCGGAGCTCATGCCGACAACTATGTACGCAGTCGCAGAGATACTGGTAACACTTGGAGTCCCTGGGCAAAGATTTTAACTGATAAAAACTTTGGAGATACACTTGCAGTTGTGGCTTCAACTGGCAGTTATACTGATTTGTTTAACAAGCCATCAATACCTACACCAGTCAATGTTACTAATCTAAATGCCAACTTGCGAAAGATTGTGCAAACAATTACAGGCACTGTGGATCTATATATGAGTCAAGGTGTTGGCGGAAACGGCAGTGCTGTGGGCGGTGTTGGAGTATACGGTGACGGTGCTATCAACAGTTGGTATTCTTACATGGAAAATAATATAGTTAAAACTATTGCAGGCTCAAGCGGCAACAGTTATTGCTATCTGTATGTTGATCTTGCAACACTAATGGGACTTAGCAATAATCCTTCTGATCTAAATTGGAAGGGCAATTATGATTTCAACATTGCTCCAAGTTTGACTAGAGTTCAAGATTTCCGAAATGTATGGTATGGTATGGGAGTTGGCACATGGGGTGTAACAGTTGCACCTTATACAATCAATAATCAAAGCGGCGATTATGGAAAATTTACAATTTCAGTCACAGTACAAGACTCAGGGCATTATTATCACGGTTCTAATGTACAGGCAGGCTGGATTGCTGTGGGCGTGAGAGGAACAAATGTCTACAACCCATAAGTTCAGTGTACCTTATACACACGGCATGATTGATGCCCTTGAAAACTTGGATACATCCAGTATTTCAGATGTGTATTTTAGCGACAATAAATTTGGCAGTGCTAGAAGTATTTTTAACGGCAAGGAAATGTTTGATGAACTATATGCTGTTCGTGAAAAATACGGAATAAAAGTGCATTATCTAGTAAACCCAAGTGTTTACGAAAATGAATTTTATTCAAAAGTTCCAGAACTCATAGCGCATGTTAAAGAAATAAAAGCCGACATGATAACTCTTAACAACACATATCTGCTAAGGGCAAATATTATTAATGATTTTAGAGTTGGAAATCCCAACATTGAACTAAAGAACAGTGTGAATAATCTAGTTCGTACTTTAAAAGATTTTGTATTCATGCATCAAGTGTTGCATATGACCAGTATCATTGTTGATAGGAGTTTAAACCGAGACCTTGATACATTGACCAAAATGAGTGATTATGCCAAACAGCATGATATCAAAATCACTATGTTGGTCAATGAAGGATGCATAGTTGACTGCAAATGGAAACAATGGGACGATGTTATTATCAGCCAGATTAAATTTCAAGATGATAGGTCAGTAACTGACAATGTTCATAACAAATTAGGATGCATCAGCTATTTCAATCAAAATCCTGCAGAGTGGTTAAAAACAGCATTTACTTTGCCCAATGATATTGGCAAGTTTGACGGACTGGTTGATGTGATCAAAATTGCAGGACGTAATTTTCCACTAGAACAATGGCACCGTGTAATCGACTGTTACCAAAAAAGAAGCGGCAATGTTCGTTTTGGAGATTTATTAAGCACAAGCGGTGACCAAAAATTATCCAGAATACTAGTCAATCAGATTTCTGATTTGGGATTTAATGAATTAACAAAGAATTGTAAAACAGTGTGCGGTATAGAATGCGATCACTGTGACAAAGTATATAAACAGATAACGAGGAATTTTGCATGACAACAATATCAATGGCACCAAAAACTCTAGCGGGTGGCTGGAAAGAAGACAACCTTTATAGTGTGGCATATGATATGACCACCAGGATGGTTACAGGCTTGTTTGGAGCCATTGTGCCATTTGACGACATTGTACACAGTGATACTAATTTAGAAAATCATTATCTTGGAGCAATATCTCAAGAACTGTACAACAGTATTGGAGAAAGTATTAGTAACCCAGTTAGTTTGGCATTTTGGAACGAAGATAACACTTTGAAAGTTAGAAAAATATTAGTTGATGCTGGCCCTGGCACATATTTGGATGGCAAGAGGGAAGCGTTTGTGGGACTCAATAACACAGTTACTCTAGTACCAAAATGTGTTGACCAACATGGAAATGTGTGGGATGATGTCACTGTTGTTCAAATTAAAAATATGGGAAAATTAGAAGTTCCTATGAGTATCAATGGCCAAGCAGCTTCTGATTACAAAGGAACTGTGGCAAATGGAGAATCAGTTTCATTCCAACTTCAAAAACAAGGCCGCGCTACTATAAGATTTAAAATATTAGTGCCTGAATTAAGTACTATATGGCTATCAGTATACCCAGAATTATATGCTTACACGGACGAAGCACTAGCAGGTTTGACAGCTTGGGCGGCCGCTCAAACTGCATAAATATAGAATAAGGAAAGAGTAGAATGTCATATACAATCAATCACTACAACGGAAATGCAATAGCTACTGTTGTAGACGGCACAATTAATAATACCCTAGATATCACGCTAATTGGTAAAAACTACGCCGGCTACGGACAAAGCCAGAATGAAAATTTTGTTTATTTGTTAGAGAATTTTGCTAACTCTACTCAACCACCTAGCCCGATTGCTGGACAAATTTGGTATGATACTACCACAAACAAATTGAGATTTTATGACGGACAACGTTTCCGTGCTGCAGGCAGTGCAGAATCTTCTCCTAGTAATACACCGCCGGCTGGATTGGCAGTTGGAGATTTTTGGTGGGACAGCACCAATCAGCAATTAAATGTAGCCAACGGCGCCGGTACATTTACCACAGTGGGCCCATTCACATCCAGTACAAACAGCGGATCAACTCAGTTTCAAATCAATACAGTAAGTGCAAGCCCTAGCGGATCTTATCCAATTATTCAAGCTGTGTTAGGCGGTAGTAATACTGTATTCACAGTGAGCAATACAGCGTTTGCTTTGAATACAAATATCAGTTCAAGTAACATATCAGGTTTTACCACCAACGGAATATTTCAAGGAATAACACTGAATTCGTTGGTGCAAAACACTGTGACAGGTATTCCAGTGTATACAACAAGAGCAACCAATTACAAATTCTGGGGAACTGCTAGCGATGCTGACGCACTTGGCGGAGTACCAGCGGCAAACTATGTTACAACCTCAAACGCCAGCTTTAGCAATACTGTTAATTTTTCTGCAACTGGATTTTCTGTCAATCAAGTGTTGGGCGTACAGAATCAGTTGTTCAGTTTCCTAGGCGGCCAACAAACAACCACTCCTATTATTTCTAGTAGTGTTACTGGTGTACCGCTGGTATTTACAACCAAGACTGGATCAACACCGATTACCACATTACAATTGTTAGGCAATGTGATACATCCAGGTGCTAGTGGAACAACCACACTTGGAACAAGCACATCTTATTTCAATAATTTATTCAGCTTTGGCGCAACATTGTTACCGCAAGGGTCTGCTCCATCATCTCCTACAGCTGGACAGATGGCTGTGGCCAACGGAACCAGCTGGAACCCAGCTAGTGATGGTTTACAACATTTAATGATTTATATTAATTCTACTTGGACCAAAGTAGTTTAAAGATCTGCCATCATTGGAAATATTTGGCTGATAACTTTAGCACATTCGAGCGCCACAAGTTGGTGCTCTTTTTGTGTGCCGTTAGCACTGCGCAATTCAATAAAGTGTACCCAACTACGCAAGGTACCATTCATATAAATCCTACTTTCTGTAAGTCCTTCTGGTAATACTGCACGGGCTTGTTCTTTTGCTATGCCGTTAGCAATAGCCCATTCGTATTCTCGTCTAGCGGCATAGATGACTCGTTGTTGAGCTCTGTACCATTCGTTTTGTAACAGTTGATCATCCACTTCGACACTGTTTTGTCTGTTTTTGTTGTCTTGCAACCGTGCTTCTCTACATACAAACGACAGGTCTTTAGTAGGATCAGCATATCGCTGACTGAACTCTTGGAAGCTGAAGCTTCTGTGTCGCAAGATTTGACGGGCAATATCTCGGGTTGTTGAAATTTCGATACAGGCTGAAACCATTTCGAGTGGGCTCCAGTGTTGGTGTTTGACCAAGTATCGGATGAGTTTGTCTGACGTCTCTGTGTTGAGTTGATTGGAGGGATTGCTGACACGGGCGCAATACGCAATGAGTTCTTGTGCATCTGCGATGCCCATGTCTGCAAATTCCTGTGTGGGCTGACTGTAACTGAGTAGTCGAACATTCATTATTTATAACTTCTTTTTCTTTAAAAATTTATCAGTGCTTTTTTCTATATCTTTCCGCACTCGCTCGGTATCCAACTTAAAATCTACATTATCAATTTTAGATTCATAAGTTTTAAAAAGTTCGGCTAAACTTTTTTCAAAGGCGGTCCAGCCTGCTCGCTTAGTCGACGATGTTATTTTTATTTCCCAAGTTTTACCATCTTTAAAATTAACCAATACGGCATGCAAGTACTTTAACGGTACTACATTTAATCTTACATCACCGAATACTTCTGGCCAATGCTCTATGACATCCTCGGGAAGAATTCTTCCCTGTTTTGTCACTCGGCTTTCTTTTTGGTCGGAACCAACTCCTCAGCTAATCTGCGAAAGTTTGCTGCTTCTTTTGCCAACTTGTCAGCCTGACTACGATAGTGTTTTGCAGTGGCAACTGGGTCAGTCATATCAACTGTTGTTGCTGTTGCTGCTTCTGTAGGAGCAGTGGGTTCAACAACTGTTTTATCAGACATTTTTTCAGAAAAACTTTCTTTGATAGAAAGACTATCAACTGTAAGACCACGTTGCTCTGCAATAATTTGATTAAGTTCACTTAATACAATTGCACTGCCGGGGGCAGGAATCATCTCAATTGCATTGGTAGGAGCCTTGACTAATCGTCCAGTTGCATGTAAACTTCTCAACATGTTTCCGCCGTCTGGAAACTGAGTTCTATCTAGTGCTTCTGCAAACTCGTATGAGTCTTGACCAGTCTGACTTTCTGCCAAGTTGATAATAGCATCGTGGTAAATGTCAGGCAAGTTCTCTGTTGGAACTATCAAACAGAAATTTGCATCGCCGGGTAGGGTACGATATGCTACTAGACATTTTTTGTTAGTAGCAATAACACGGCCTACGTGTTTGAGTTCTGACATATTAAGCTCCTGGAGCGTCAGCTTCTTTTGATGCTGGTTGTGCTTGTTGTGCGGCTACAGCATTTAAAAATGTTTCTAGTTTGGTGTAAGTTTGTCCAACTGCTACCATTTCATTTGGTTTAAAAGCACCACGTGAACTAGCAATGTCAATAATAACCTTCATTGCATTTAGGTCGTTGATAGTTAGTTCTGTAGAACCTTGTTGTGGGGCATCTGCCGCCGGTTGTTGATTTTGTACATCAGCCATGTGAATCTCCTTGTTTGATAAAGTACTAACTTAATTATCTCGTTTGTAATAGCGGGCAGGCAATTGTGAAAAAACTTAGTTCTTTTTCAGATTCAAACCCAATACGTGTAACATACACAATTGTATTGGTATTGTCTAAAGTAATGCCCTGCCCTACATAGTACCTATTATTTAGATTCTTTCTAATCCAGGAGTCGATAGATTTGATCAAAGTGGGGTTATATTTTTCTATAGTAGTATACTTGAAATGAGGGCAGGCAAACTCAACCCTCCTTAAACCAAAGTAATTTAATGCGTTGGGTTTGCCTGTTTTTAAAGCCATTAAGCGTGTTCCTTAACTTCTTCGTAATATGCGTACTCACCAAATGGTGGAACAATGCTGTTATTGCCGTGGATAATGAATACTGTATCACAGTAATTTTCGTCACCCCAACTGCCCCAGGGGTAACCGTCTGTGAACATGATAAACTTCTTAGGTTGAATATCATTGGCCTTCATGTAATCCCAGTTAGCATCAAACTCAGTTCCGCCACCGCCCATGGGTTCGTAGTAGTCAAACTCGTCGATGTTGTAGCCATCAAAGTCTGCTTCGTTGTACACTTTGGTATCAAAACACCATACTTTAATTTTAAAGTCTTGATACTCTTGCATAATGCCTTTGATCTCTGATAAGAAGTCTTTGGCTTGATCGTCACCAATACTGCCTGACATGTCAATTGCCACACAGATATCAATTGTTTCTTGAAATTGTGTACCTGGCAAAATTGCACTCATGTGCCATCCTTTACGGTTAGGACGCATGAACGAGTAGTCATTCTTGATAGTGCTTTGGATTTGCTGACGCAAAATTTCACGCCAATTCATTTTGGGCTCTGTGAGTTCCTTAATCATGCGTTGTACACTTGCAGGTGTATTTCCCGCACCCGCAGCCTGCGCCGCTTGAACTGTTGCTTCTCGAATCTCGTCACGGATCTGTTTCAATTCTTCTTTAGTGTAAGAAGGCTTGCCATCTTTTCCGTTTTCACCCCAGTCGATATGGTCGTCTAGCAATTGACCTAGAGCATTTAATTCTTGCTCATCCATTTCGTCAAAGATCTTGTCGTAAACTTCTTCAGCACCCATGCCATAATATTTTGGATCATGAAAAATCTTGATGCCTTCGATATTGTGTTCGCCGATACGATCACGCACTAACTGTCCGTTTACACAATAGTCAGCGGCAATGTTAAAAATCTTAGCATCTCGACCTTCTCGACGGCCCATGTGGTCAAATACATTGTGCAAAATTTCGTGAGCAATAACAAACTCAACTTGTTTAACACTAAGTGGAGTAAAAAATTCTCGATTAAAATAGATAGTGCGACCGTCTGTTGCGGCAGTGCCCATCCATTCGCTACCTTCTTCAATTTTGAGACGTGTAGCCATGTTACCAAAAAATGGATGGCGAAGTAGTAGACCCACGCGAGCTACGATAATTTTATCAATAATTGGATCTGTATGTGACATGCCTGCTCCTTAACTGTTACTATGTATATAGTATAACACCTCCCGAAGGAGGTGTCAAATAG